CCGGGCCGACTTGCGGGGCGGCCTCGGCAACGTCTTTCAACTCGACCTCGGTGCGGCGCATCTCGAAGAGGCCCTGGGTAAGCTGCTCTTCGACGACCTGGTTGAACTCGGCCTTGCGACTCGCCTGATTTTCGGAGGCGGACATCATCGGGCCGGTACTCTTGATGCAGTTGGTCAAGTGGCTGCGCACGGCGTCGAGGATGTTGGCCGGATTGGCATTGAAGTCCTGGTGCAGGAGCAGGCGTTCCTTTTCCGTGGTGGGCAGTTGCACCTTGACGAAGCTGCTGATGTGGGCCGTACCGCCGTCGTTGAAGGTCACGCGGATGCTGTCGTCCTGCGGGCCGCCCTCTTTGGCGCTTGCCGACGCCCCGCCGCACGTTATGGCAGCGGGTGTCGGTGTCTTGCGTCCGGGCGGTGGCCATGAGTTCTGCGCGTTTGGTGTCCACTGGTGCCTCAACAGCCTTGTTCTTCAGACGGGGATTAAGAGACCAAGGGTTGTCTCCGGCAGCTTGAAAGCAAGCAGACTCAAGGGCGACGGGCATTACTCCACGTCCCTGCGCCGCCAATAGCGGGCCTCTTTCGGGATGCCGTCGTCGGACAACTCCCGGTACTTGAACGTGACGGCCTGCCCGACCTTGAAGGACTTGCCCTGGTAGAACACCGGCATGTCCTGGCCCGGCTTCTCCGACGCCCCGCGGGCCATGTCGGGATTCAGGAACTCGCGCTCGGCGTCGGTCAGGCCGGACAATTCCAGCCGTTTACCTTGGTAGTCCACGATCAGGGCACCGATTTTGCCCAGGAGCCGGCTGCCCTTGGTTGTCTCCCGGCCGCTGGTGAACCCGACGACCCGGCCCTCGGCGTCCGAGAATGGCTTGTATTTGAGAACGCTGCGGTGCCGCTTGGGCATCCAGATGGCGTTGGGGTTACGCACCACCACGCCCTCACCACCCTGGTCCAGCACCCGTTGCAGGTAGGCTTCCACCTGGTCGCTGGCATGGCCGGGTATGTCGATCAGCTTGGTTTGCGGATGGAGGTAGCAGATCGAGGCGTCCGTGTTCTCCAGGGCCTTGCCGAGCATGGCCACTTCAGTGCCGAAGGGCTCATCGGCAGTAAGAAACTCGTAATGATCGCCCAGGCAACGCTTCGGGACTGGGACGCCCTCGAAGCGCTCACCACGCTCGTTGAGCCGCTTCCTGATCCACGCCTCCGTCGTCAGGTAATCGACCTGGCAGACCATGTTGGAGTTCTTGATATGCCCGGTGCCGAAGATTGCACCCAGCGGCGGCGTCGAGTAGACCGCGAAAACGATCTTGTCGAATCGCTCGTCGGGGGTGTCGCCGCCACAGATCGACCGGCAGAGTTGGAACTTGCCGCGACCCGCCCACAATTCGCCGTCCAACGGGCACGCCGGCAGCCGATTGAGCCACCAGTCCGGGGCCATGATCGGGTTGCCGTAACGGGACCAGAGGCCCGTGGCAATCGGCTTGATCTTGGCCTTCCGCTCGCCCGTCTTCGGGTCCGTGACGCTGGCCCAGGGAACAGATTCCGTAGGGAGCCCGCGGCTGAGGCCGCCGTCCCAAAAACAGCGGGTGCCGTCCAGCTTCTCGCTGATGTACCACCCCGCGACGTTCGACTTGGAGGGGTCGTAATGATCGGCTAGTTGGAGAAACTCGCGTTTTGCCATTTAGGCGGCCTTTGCGGGAAGCGGGGATTGAAGCAGCCGTTCCGCGTTTGACATTCGCCGGGTCTGCCAGCGCCGCTCGATCTGGGCCGGCCGGCTACAGGCCACCAGACGCTCGCCAAGGGAGGCAGCCCAGGCGGACTGCTCCAGCCAACTTGCAGGGACGAACTCGACAGTGAGCATGGTTCAGATGTCCGATGTAGTGCCCCGACATCTGACACATCAACAACAGGCAAAAAACTTAGAGTCAAAATCAAAAGAGCCCGGTAACGCACCGCAAAAGGTGCATTACCAGCGTGTTGCAGATGTCATCCAGGTCGAGAAAGATGCGGCGAATCATCGTTGTTTCAATGCCTTGCTGTGTGCCCTGGCCTGGTGGAATGCACGCCAAGGTGCGACATCCCGAGGATTGGTCCAATGGCCCAGGACTCGCGCCTTCAGACGATCGAACATGCGCTTGACACCCACAAGCGGAATGCTGAGCATGTCGCTGACCTCGGTAAACGTGTATCCTTCCTCCCGAAGCCGCAGGCACTCACGCTCGGCCTCAGACTCGCAGCAGGCTTCAATGGTGTCACGTAAATCGACCGCGCCGTCTTCCGAGCAGGTCTCCAGGTTTTCAGGGAAGGCATTGAACACTGACGGCATCTCGATAGGGCAGCCGTTTTCGCGTGCAAGGTCGTCCGAGCGTCGTGGCACCTGGATCGGTTGTTCGACAGGCAACAACTGGAGCATTTCATTCGTGATGCTCTGTCCCAGCCAACTGTTGACTGCCTCCATGCAAACGTGATGCTCCTCGATCTTGTTGACGCCTTGAACCAGTCCGATGTTTCCGGCACTGACCAGATCATCACGTAGGTATGCAACCTTCGGTATCAGGCAAATCAGAGCGTCTGCTTTGACAACCACAAGGCCAAGGTTATTGAGGATCATGGCCTCACAGGCAGCACGGTCGCCGGCCAAGACCGCGGGGTACAATTCGTTGTTGCGCGCGATGTTGTCGCTCATGCGGCACCCCCGATCTTGTCCAAGTACCAGAGGTGCTGCGTGAAGAATCCAGACTGCTCGCACGCGACCGGAGAGTAGTCATACATCCAGCCGTCCGGGTCATAGATGTGGCCATACTCGTAGGCCACGGCATGACCCTTGCCGCTAGGCGTCACGCCGCCGATTACGCCTCGCGTGGTCTTGATCGCCTCTGTGAAGCGCAACCACGCCTGTTTGGTTGTGAACGCGAGAACACCCGCTTGATCGGGCTTAGACTTCAGGCAGGGGAACAGTTCCAGATAGGTGACGGTGCAGCCGTGTGCGCGGCACACGTCGATCAACTCTTGTGGATGAACCCCGCGGCGACACAAGGGCTCGGGCAACGCTGGATAGAGAACCTCGCCGCCATCGTGACCAAGCTCCAGGATCACGTCGTCCAGTGGCAAGTCCAGGGCCATCGCAAACGATGCGACGAGGCACTGCCAGCGCGTATGTTTGAGTTGCAGGCGCATAGTATCTCCGCAGTTGAGAAATGAACGGGACGGAGGCGCGGTAGATCAGGCGGATTCGCCTTCGCGCACTAGCTCGTCAAGCATCCGGTCGATGTCCGCTTGAGTCGGGACTTGACCCCAGGACTTCTTCCAGTAGGAGCGCCAGTTTGGCGCTTTGAAGAGTTTGTCGTACTCTTCCTGGTTCGCAGCCGTGAGAATCCAGATGCCGATGCCGAAGGACTCCCAAATTGGCCACTTGCGTTTCTGGTCGCGGGTGAAGCCGTATTTCTTCGGTTGCTTCACGTCGATCCAGCGGGTGCCCCACTTCTTATGTGCAGCATAGAGATCGGGGATGCCCATTTGAAAAGCGTTACCGATCATCCGCTCGACATGCCACTCGCGGGAAGCCAGATACCGTATGACATCCTTCTGGATATGCCACTCCGGGCCGTGGATCGGCTTCTTGATCTGGGTGGTCATACCTTACCCTCGTAGGCATCCAGCAAACGCTTGCGCAGCCGATACCCGCGGCGGGTCCACTGCCAGATGCGGAAGTACGTGGTCGGACCCGTCGTGACGTACATGATGGCGGCATTGTTGGCGTGCATCCTGGCGGTCAAGGCGGCCAGGGCGTAATTCGTTATCCGCGGCCGACGGACCAGACCCAGAAGCCACCACGGACGCTCGATCGTCCACTCATAGTGCGGATAGACATTGCCGGCGTGCTCCCACTTGGCTCCCGGCGTGCGGAACTCAATCTCATAGTGGTCTATGTAGCGCATCGGTCGCCCTCAAAGGTGACGGTGGAATTGATCTGATTGCCCCACTGGTCCCAAGCCGCCCGCGGTCGGCGGGCGAACAGTTCCAGGTAGGGGCCGGGACTCTGCTCCTCGATCAGGTCATAGAAGCAGTCGGGCTTGACGCTATGCGCCGCCCGCGGCAAGAGGTAGGCGGTCGGCCGGCAGGGACCCGCCAGGCGCAGGCTGCCGCGCACGGCAAACAGGAGGTGCTCGGTCGCACCGCGATAGTAGTAGCCAGCCTTCATCGACGGGCTGCCATCCGGCTTGACTTTGACCCAGGTCAAGATCGTCTTGGGCTCAAAGCCCCAGGCCCGTGCAATCGCGTGGGCCTCCACCATGAAGGAGTTGGTCGTCCACAGATACAGGTGGGCTGGCCACCCGACGAGCGACCCAACCGGCAGGGCCTTCAACTCGTCGATGGACATGGCACCGTAGCGGTTCGCCGAACTGACGCTGCCCGTCACGCCGTCCCAACTGTTGGGGCGGTGGTCCGGTGCTGCACGCGGCCCATCTACGTTGTCGTAGGGCCACGGCGGATCGGCATAGACGGTGCGGTATCTCACATCATTTCCTTGGCGCGAATCTTGACCGGGGCCGCACCGCCCTTTTTCTCCGCCCAGTTCTCCATCCCCTCGAACCAAGTCATGCCCACCAGCGGCACCTTGTCGCGGAAGGACTCCACGACCTCGCGGACGTTCGCCGTGATGTCGTGGACAATCGACGGGTTGGCCACGACCATGAGTTCGTCGTGGACGTTCAAAGGGGCCAGCATCAAGGCCATGCCGAACAGGGCGTGGAGCTTCTGTGGCGTCATGCCGGTCGTCTCGCACTCGGCGCACGGTATCCCCTTCTTCTTTTCAATGCCCGTCCCGGCGCACTTTGGACATGGCCCCTTGGTGGTCAAGTCCTTGCGCAAGGCCGAATCGTTGTAGACGGCATCTGCGATTGTGACCTCGAATGAATCAAAGTCGCCGCCGCAGAGGATCATGCCGTCCCAGTACAGGGGGAACATGCAGCGCACGTCCTTACCGTGCTTGATGCCTTGCGGATTGAGACCGTCCGCGCCAGCCATGCGGGACGAGAGGGTGCCGATCACTACAAAGGAGGCGTGAAACTTCCCAGCCAGCAGCAGCTTCTCATATAGCTCGATCGCTTTGGCCGCGAATTTGACCGCCAGCACTTCCTTGGATCGCCTCGCAGCCGGATGCTTGCCGGGCTCCAGGAAGCCGGTGCCCCCGCAGCGGGCACAACTTCGGCCACGTTCCAACACTTCGTAGGCGTTGTGAAGTCGCTTGAAATCCTCGGCATTGCCACCGTGGTCAGGGTGGTACTCCATCGCCAAGCGACGATAGGCCGCACCGATGTCGTCAACGCTGGCTCCCGGTGCCAGTCCGAGTGTCTCAAGCGACTGTACGGCCCCCTCGCACCGGCCGCAGGGTTCACGAGTCTCGATTTCCCAGTTGCTAATCGCTTCCAGGTTGGACTTCTTGGTGGAGTCAGCTAAGACGATTGCCTCTGTGGTGTCCATCGCCGCCGTGATGTAGGCGCGGACTTCGGCGGGCTTGTTGATGTTCACCGGGCTTTCGGCGACCACGGCCTTGGCCTTGGCCAACAATTCCTTCATGCCCGCCTTGTTGATCTCGAATCCGCGCCAGCGGACCACGGGGACCATGCAAGCCAGCGTCGAATCGTTGTCCCCCGGTGTGGGGTAGCCAAAATGCTTGTCCAAAGCGCGCGTGTAAACAATATCATCGTTGGCGTACTCGCGGGCGTCCGTCCGGGTCGCCCAGTGCTCGACATGCTTGCCGATCACCGCCGGCCAGGCGTAGCCCAAAAGCTTGTCTTCCCCAGACGCGGGCTTGGTGGTGCGATCCTCGTCGTCATGTTCGGTATCCAGCAGGATGCCAGGGTCCGTCACGACCTCTTCCACGGCCACGTTGATCGTGGGGCGGCCCTTCTTGCGGCCCCAGACTTCCCAATTCCGCTCGGGGCTGGACACCGCCAACGCCGTCGGCGCATAGCCCAGCTCATAGGGCCGCCAGGATGTGGGCGGCTCTACGTCCTTGAAGTGGAACTTAGGCTTGAAGCCCATCGCGTGTTCAGCGAGGAACTTGAGACCGCCGGCCGGGTTGAACTTGAGCACGACATCCTTGAAGTCGGTGTCAACGTCACCAAAACGGTCCCGGCGGTCAAAGACCTGCCACTTGGGCGCATTGGGATCAGCAGACCGGGCGAAGTAGATGTTGTCCAATTGGACAAGGCCCTCAAGCTCTTTAGCGAGGGCGTAGGCCAGAGAGGAAGGCACTCGCTTGATGCGAATGTCTTCACGGGCCATGAGAGATTGATACGGCCCCTTGCGAGAATGGAGCATCAGGTCCAGAGCACAGGCCGGCTTGACGCAGGGCCCGCTCTGCCCCTTGGGCTCCAGCAGAGCGATCTCGTTGATGTGCTCCGCGGGAATCCAGTCAGGATTCGCCAGGCGGAAAACAGTGTAAACCTTAGCAATGTGGAACCAGTCGAAGGCCAGGTTGAAGCCTACGACCGTGTGCTGGCAGACCCATTCGATCAGGGTCAGCGTCTCGTGGATTGGCCGCCGCCAGACCTCGTGGAGGTTGATCGGGCCTTCATCCTCAGCGTACTGCAACAGCACCATCATGCTGTGCAGGCCGCACGTCTCGGTATCGAGATACAGCTTGCTCATGCGTCGTATTGACCCAGGGAATGGAGCCTGGCACGGGCCTTGGCGATCTCGGAGCCGGCGTTAACGATGCCGATCTCGTCTCCCTCGTAAGTTGACTCGCAGTAGACTTCGTAGCCGATCGCATACGACTTCCACGCCTGGCAAATGTTGTCCAGCCGTGCATACTTCACCCCCGCATCGGCGATCTCAGTCATCAGGCGCATCGCCTGGTTGTCAGCCGAAATGAGGACCTGCGTGATCTCGTCCTCGGACTTCCGGGCCCGCACAACTGCGCGGCGATACAAGCCCATGAAGGTCCCCAGCAGGGACGCGAATAGGCACATGATAAAATAGCAGCATAGTTGAGCGAACATGGAACACTCCAAAGGTTTCTAGGTCCGGGACTCCCGAACATCGCATGACTTCCTACCAGCCAAGCAGGAATACCGTTATGGGTCAGGCTTTACCCATCCTCGTCGCCAGCCATGCGGTTAGAGGTTCAGCTACCGAGGCACGCCGGGAGTCCCGAACCGTTAGAAGACTGTGTACTGCCAGTTATTGCCTTTGACCTCGGCACTCACCACGGGCTCCGATACGTAGTAGCCGTTGCGGAAGAGGATCACCATTTGCAGCCCCTTGCCGACCCACCCCTCCACGTCGGTGGCCGGCGAGCAGCGGCCGGCCGTGAACTTGCCCACAATGGGCGCGTGCAGGGGTGGGTCCGTCGAACTGATCTCAAAGAGACCTGACTGCGGCAGCACGGCCTTCATTTCGTAGACATGGCTTTGTGTCTCGACAATGACCTGGGTGCCGGCCTTGAGCCGCCGCACGTCAATGCCGGGCTCGGCCCGCAGGTTTTCCGTATTAGTCGTCATGTTGTCCCTCCATCTGACACATCAACAACGGCAGAATTACTTAGAGCGGCGTTCCTGATGTCTTCCACGATTTCGGCATCACTGATGTATCCCGCACACCAGGCACCCATCCGCGGCCCAAGGCCCTCAATGCCCCGGCCGAGCATCTTGGCGACCATCTTATTGATTTCAGGCTTCGTCGGACGTGGCCGGAACTTCCGGCGGTACTTCGGATTCAAACGCTTCATGGAGGCGCTCTTGCCACGCTCCCGCCGAAGCTCGACAATCTTCCGGGCCGCCTCAATCTGAGCCTCGGGGCTCTTCAAGTCGGCCAAGGTCTCCATGTTCGTGGCGGCCAGCAGCCCCGTGGCGGCGAGGCGCTGGACCTCCTCCGGGAGTGTCAGCAGCCGCAGCCGGGCGTGAATCCACCGGGTCGGCCGCTTGATCTCCTTGGCGGCCACCCGCAGAGGTACGCCGTCCGGGTACAGCCGGCCGAGTGCTCGTGCCTCCTCCAGGATGTTCAGGTCCTTGCGTTCCAGGTTCTCGACGAAATTGAGCATCCGGGCCTCCCGGTCGCTCAGCCCCTCGCGGATCATGGCCGGAATGGAAGGCCACTTGAGGAAGGTCTTGATCGCCTGAAAGCGGCGATGACCCGCCAGCAGCCGATAATCAAAACCCGCCGGCTGCTTGTCTGCCATGTCCGCTATTGGCTGGACGACCACCGGGAAGTCCAGCCCCTTTAGCTCAACGCCTTTGCCGCGCAGCCGGATGTTCTCCGCCAAGTCCATCACGGACTCAAGCGTGAACTCGCCTCGGCAGTTGAAATCGGCATCGTAGTAGATGCGATCCAGCGGCAGGGCGTAGGCGTCATATTGTTGGAGACGGTCCAGCATTCATTAAGCTGCTTGGCTAGACAACCAGGGCCATCTGTTCGCCATGTCCTCTTCGGAAATGCACGGCTCCACAGGCCCATCCAAATCCGAAGCCCACAGCGCGACCCGTCCACGGTGCGTAAACCTCAACAATCCCGCCATAGCGCTTAACCATCAACAGCCGTTTCCGGCTGCCGAAGACCTTGGCGATCGGCAGGAGGTAGACCACGTTGGCCGCCAACGCAAAGCTGTGCTCAAGCCAAGCATTGAGGATCGAGTAAGGTGGGTTGCCGATAATCCAGTCCACGGGCTGCTTCCAATCGAAGAAGTCCCGGCCCTCTCTGATCTCGCACCACAGACACTCCGGCACATGACGGCTAAATGCACGGTCGCCAGCGCAGGGGTCCAGCACTTTTCCTGTTGGCCGATAGCGACGAACGATTGCTGCCGCGACATGATCGGGCGTAAAGACCACATCCCGATCCTTGAAGTCCTTCGAGTTGTCAGACCGCAGGTGCGTCATCGGCAAGGACTCAAGGTCGTCATATAAGGGATCGCCTTGTCGCCGAGCCACTCCCAGACCGACGCCTGGCCGCCGTCGCTGATGACGACGTAGGTATCGTGTTGCCGCGCCCACGAGCCGGTATTGAAGTGGTAGTTGCCAATGAAGCCGGGCTCATGGGTGTGGCCGTAGACCACCACGTCGGCTTGCTTGTCCTGCCGGTACTTTTCCACGCCGTCCACCATCTCCTGCTGACGGCCGTGCTGGAAAGTCAGCGTCCGCCAGAGGGTGAGGGCGTTTTCCAACGTGCCGACGAACTCGTCCGCTACAGCATGTCCCTGGCGGGTAACGGGTGACTTGTTGCGGTCGTCCAACAGACCGCTGATGATGGCGGTGATCTCACCGATGCCGGGGTTCACGTCACAGCAGTAGGGATCGGCCTCATGGCCGTGGAGGAAGGTGAACTTCCGGCCGCCAATTACCTGCTCGAACGGGCGGCAGCACCTCTGGAACAGCGGATGGGCCGGCATCAGCGCGGAACCCATCAGCGGGACCAAGGCGGCGTCGTGATTGCCGACCAGCCAGGTCGCGCCCATTGCCGCGAGCCGGTCGATCAACGGCAGGTAGGCGGCGACAGCCACGCCCATCGGAACCAGCCACCAATCAAACAAGTCGCCGAGGATCAGCAACGTGCTGGCCGACACCTCCACGAACTTGAGGAAGTTGTAGAACCGTTCCTCGCGGCCCTGGTAAGCGAAGTTGTCACGCGGGCCTTTGTCCGCAAGGTGCAGGTCACTAACTACGAAAGTGGGCACGGGCGTCTCCTCTCCAAGGTTACATGCAGGTTCTCGGGACACCGATCAAAGTCGAGCCATTCGCACAACTGGGTCCGAATCACCCGCTCAATCTCGGCCAAGTCAGCGTCGTTGGGCATTTCGTCGAGTTGTATAGTTGCGATAATGGTCATAGGCTTCTCGGGGGTTAAGGCTGCGCGACCAGGACTCGAACCTGGAACCGGGTAATTAACAGTCACCTGCTCTACCAATTGAGCTATCGCGCAAGAGCCAGGACGCAAGCATCCCGGCAACGTCTCGAACCGCAACCTATGCAAGTCGCGGCGCGGGTACTGTTTCCGCACATGGCGGATCAGCTATTGGCCCACCGACCGTTACCGTCTCGTCCAATCCAGGGCGCTACCCCGGCATCGTACTCTTGGCTCGCAATTCTTCCTTGATCTCGGCGATCGTCTTGTATTCACCGCGGTCATAGGCTTCGAGGGACCGCCGCTCCATTTCGGCGTCACACCCGATCACCACGTCATCCACCTGGAAACACCGGCCGAACCACTGCCGCCATACACGAAGATGGTGCCGATGCTCGGAATCCCAGTAGCGGGTCCGATAGGTGAGCGGGAAAAGCTGCTTGAGACAGTTAAGGATTCTCATGGTCAGGTCTTCACAAAGGGATACTCGACAGTCGGCAACTGCGGTTGCAACGGCGTGCGGAATGTAAGTTGCCGGAGCCACAAGCGGCCAGTAACCAGCAACTTCAACCGTTCCCACCATGTCAACCGCCAGGCAGAAATCACTTCACCGTCAGGTCCACGGAAGGCAGGCAGAGGCGTATATTGCGGATGATCCTCAGCGAACACGACGTTGTAGCCGGAGAATGCGACAGGTCTCATGGCCGTGCGATCTCCAACTTGCCGAAGGCGATAGTCCGCATATCAGCCAGGTGCCGCTCAACAGCCTCTAACTGGCCCTCGCTCTGCTTGCCCTGTGTCGGCCGCAACCCGCAGTTCCAAAGTGCATCCATGAGTTCCTGGGCCTCGGGGCCGTAGAGCCGGAAGGTCGGCTCAATCGGCGTGCCGTCAGGAACCTCGTGGAACTGCAACGGCTCGCAAATTGCCCGCGGCTTGTCGCTGACCTTGTGCAGCAACAGGAAGTTGACGTGCTCGCTCCACGAGTCTTGACGGGCAATCAGACGCAGGAAGTCGTAATACTCGGTCTGTTCACGCATCGTCGTCTCCGACACAGTAGTAGTTCACAAGCAAATCCATAACCTGGCACATTGTCAGGCCGTGGGCATAGATCAGCGTGTCCCCATATTGCCAGAGCAGGTCGTACTTGATGATCTCGCCGGTCTGCATCCGCACGAGACGAAAGCCTCCTGCGCGGTCAGCTACCCGCTCCTGGGCATCAAGGGGTCCGCCGAAGAAAACTGCTCGCATTGCTCAGCGTCCATTTGCCTTCAAATGTGCCCGCACGTCCGTAAGCCGCTCGATCAATCCGTCGATGTCGAAGTGCAACTCGTCGCCCGTGGTCAAGGTAACGCCGCTCGGCGGCAGCACCACACGGCAGGCATCCGGGGACCACTTAACCATTTGTTCCGTCACTTCGATCCTGCCAACACACTCGCCATCGCGCCAGTGCTCGATGGTATGCCGGTCAATTTGCTTCGCCATTGCACACCTCCCACAACGGTCGGCACTCAGCCGGCCGCCTGAAGTTCCGGTTTGGTGCCAGTCCGCCGGGCGACCGCCAACCCTTGGGCGATCGCCCGCTTCTTGGCCGTTTCCATACTCGACTTGTTTCCCGGGACGTAGGTATACTTCGCCCCGTGATTGCCCCACTGAAACGCGGGTTTTCCGCGCTTGGTTGTGTGGTGAACAGGCATGGTGTTGGATTCCCAGATCAGCTACGAGTCAACTACGGAGCGGCCCGACATCGCGGCCACCGTCGATCAGGTAGCGCCGCGGACCGTGTTTTTCATTCTCGTGCCGCAGCTTCACGTTCATCCGCCAGGTGATTCCATGTTTCGGATTGACTCCGTGAATCCACTGAGCGGGCTCCCGGTAGCCAGACAAGGAGTTGTAGGCGAAAGCATCGGTGCCCACCCACGAGCCGTTAACCAGCAGTTCGCCGTCCACGTCGGACAGCGTGCTGGCGGCATGGTGATGGCCGACGACAAAGTACCGGCAGCGCTGTGCGCCGGCGGCGGCCCCCAGGGCGATCAAGCCCTTTTGCCGGCGCACCATGCCATACCAGGGAATCGACAACTGGCTGCGAACGTCGTCACCGTGGGAGACGTTGAAGCCCACGCCGTTAATGTTGACGTTCGTGGACCAGGCATCGGGAATCTGGAAGCTGACATTCTCCATCGTGCGGCAGTGCAGCCGGGCGATCTCGGCGACAAGGTAATCCCAGTTGTCGTTCGCGCCCAGGTAGTCCTTCTTCGGCGTCCGCCGGCCGTGGTTGCCGGCCAGATACAAGACGTGGACCTGCTCGAAATGGGCCGCCAAATCGCGGTACATCAAGGCGTGAAGCTGGCCAATGGCCAGGCAGTTCTTAAACTGGTTGCGGTAGTAAGACCGCTCACACGCCCGGTGAATCTCGCCGCTGGTATAGTCCCCGTAGGCCAGCACCCAGAGCACGGGGAAGCTGAACTTCGGTGACAGCGTATCCTGGGTCCATTCGATCACGCTATCGACGTAGCGCTCCGCACGGGCGCAGGAAATGGGGAAGTTGTACTCCTCCAGGCCGCCGACTTCCTCGGGCCGGACCACCTGGTCATGGTGGCCGTCGCTGATGTGCATCACGCAATGCTCACTAATCTGCGTCTTGCGGCGGAAATCCAGCGCCGGCGGCAGGGCGATCAGCGGCTCAACCCGTTGTTCCATTTCCGCGACGACCGCCTTGAACAGGCCGGCGATCTTCGCACCCGCTTTGACCTTGGCCCGCTCGCGGTTGCGCTCCTCGGTCAGATGCACGACCTCCGCCTCCAGTTCCATGACCCGTGTGTTGGTCGGATCGTAGTCCGGGATGGGCTTATGCTGGCCGCCCGCTTGCTTTGGGGTGGGCGCGTCGCCGTTGGGCCAAGGCACGTCCTTATGCACGCGGCCGGTGGCAATATCGCTTACGACCGAACGACTGACTTTGCGTTTCTTGGCAATGACAGGCTGAGTTGTGCCCGCCGCAATGTCCACCTTGATCTTCTCGACGGTTCGTTTGGACAAACGCTTCTTGGACGAACGCATGGCCGCTCCAACAGGCAAGGGTGAAAGGGCCGAGTGGCGCTACCCCGACGCCACTCGGCTTGCATTTCCTGACGATTCCAACAGCAGGTCGCCGACAACCTAACCGGCGTAGCTGTGCATGAACTTCGTCACCAGGTCCAGAGCCCGACCGAGGTCGAGGCAGGGGTCGCCCGCAGAATCGCCCGCAGGACCGAAGGGGCTGTGGCCGCCCGACGCCTGGCCGCTGTCCTCCACGGGGATCGCTTCGATCTCCTTGAGGGTCGGCACCTTTGCAGTCGTGTCGATGGCCCACTCGACTTTGGCTTCCTTGGCCCAGGCATTGATGCGGCGCAGCGGGACGATGAAATTGAAGCCTTGGAGCTTCATCACGCCCTGCGTCAACATGCCGATGTATTCGCCATTCTCCTTGAGGAACATGCCACCGCCGGACGAGCCGGGGAAGGCAACGGCCGTCACCTGGTCGAAGACCTTGGTATTGGCACCTTTCATGGCCAAGGTCCGGCCCGTCTGACTCAGCACGCCGGTCGTGTAGCTGTTGGCCCCGAATTGGCCGAGCAAACTACCGCAATGGCTCAATTCGATGCCAATGGGCGGGATATAGTTGGGGTCCTTGACGAACTTCGCCGAAATGCTCGGCGGGTAGGCACCCTTGCAGCGAACCATGAGCAGCGCCAGGTCTTCACCGTAATCGGCATCGCTGACCTTGACGATCTTGCAGTCGTACTTGACCTCGCCCACCCGGCGGCCGTTCTGCTGCCGCTCCTGGACGATCTCGGCATCTTTGTACTCGATCAAGGTCCGCGAATTGCCCCCGGCCGTCACAACGGTCCGCGTAGTCCGCAGGCCCTCAACGACGTGCGCGGCAGTCCAAACGAAGCTCACGGTCTCGTCGCCGACCTTCCGCGTGACGAGGGTGCCGGAGCCCTGGGCATCGCCGGCCTTGATGGTGACAGACACCTTCTGCAAATCATCGGGGACACTGGCGACCGCCGGCACTGCGGCCAGGGCGATCACGGTCAAAACCAACAGCACGTACTTCATCGCTGACACTCCAAGGGTGAGAAGGAAAATACACGAAGGTTCATCAGACAAGCACTTCGCAGTCAATCTCTTCGCTGCGACCGAGTTCCAATTGAGTCGCATACTCCGGGGCCAAGTCCTCCAGCAATGCCTCGTACACGAAGTCGCCGATCAATTCGGGATCGTCGCCAAAGGACTCTGTGGCAAACACATGGACGGCAACCGGCGGCCCGTCATCGTCGCCCGCATCCAGCGGTTCCAACACCACGTCACAGATGCAAAGGCCGGTACGACGGCGGCACAGCTTAGCAAGTGCGGACCAAACCTGATCTCGAAGATGGCCATGTCGCTTCAACCAGCGGCCTCCGTACATGAACACGACGCACTCCAAATGAATCACGACACGGCCTCCACAACCTGAAGCGTTCCATCCGCGCCTTCCCAAGTCGTCTCCCACTCAACACCGTCCATTAGCTCGCCCATCGTCATCAGTTCCAGCCGCCGGTTGTCACGAATCACGTCCAGAACGCGCTCGTCGCTAGGAAGATGAATCAGGTCAACAATCAGACAACCCAGGTTCAAGTCCATGCCAATGCGGTGAATGCGGTCTTCGCTCTGAACGCGGTACTCCGGCTTCCAGGAGTTGGACCAGTAGACCGCCGTGCGGGCCTCCACGAGCGTCAGGCTCATGCCGCCTGACTCCGGGTTTGCAGCAAACACGACCCGCGAATGCTCGGGGTTGGCCCAATAGTCCAGAGGCTCCTCCGTGACCTCTTCACCATCGTGCGTAAGCACCTGGAAGACGCCCTGGTCGCACCGCACGACGTTCCACTTCTCCTTGAGGCAGACCCGAACCACGCGGTCCACCGAGCCCGTGAAGCCGGCGAAGACGACCAGGCGGCCGGTCTCCTCGTTCTCGTCCAAGAGCATCCGCAGGGCGGTCTCCTTGGGACAGGGAATCTCCTTGGCCACGCGGATCAGCTTGGGGATCTCCTTCGAGCCGCCGCAGACGGGGCACGGCTTGTCGTTCCGCACCAGCCGGGCGACCACTTCCGGCGGCAACATGCCGATGTCGTAATAGGTCATGCCCGCGTCTTCGGGATCGGTCCATTCGCCGACCACGCCGTCCACGCAATGGCGGCAGCGGGTCATGCCGTCCGGCACTTCCTGGTACTGGAAGCCGTCGCTTAGCTCGCGGAGCAGCGTCATGCCGGTGACGGCGTTGGGAGCGGCCTCAGCGATGGCCTGGGCAGTCCGCAGCAGGCTCTTGCTAGGTCTGCAAATGATCTTGCGGCGGCGCTTGTCCGGCAGGTCCAGGCAGTCCTTCTTGTGCAGGATCGTCACCAGGCCCTTGAGACGCTTGTTGAGGTAGGCGACCTCGTTCTTGCTGGCCTTGAACTCGTGGTACTCGTCGGGATTCGTGTCCCCGTCCAGCTTGTGCGGGCCGGCTTCCTCGAACAGGCCGCAGACTTCGCACTTCTGCTCGTCGTCCTTCCAGCCGATTCGCTTCTTGAAGCTGCCTGAGTCAAACTGTTGCAGGACCATGAAGGCCATGCGTTCTTCCATCGCCTTCATGCTCCCCTCGCGGAGGAAGCCGGGCCAAGCGATCTCGCACTGGCTCCACCAATCGACCGGCGACTTCGGCGACGGAGTGCCGGACATTTCGATGACGAAGCCATGTTCCAGGCCGTACTGCTCGCGGATCAAGTCGGCGAGACGCTGGCAGGCTCCCGAGCGCTGGGAATTGGCGTTCTTACAGCGGCTCGATTCGTCACAAATGAGGCCGGCGGGAAGCGGCTGGCCAGGCTTCCACTGGTCCAACCAGGTCTTCAGTCCCTCGTATGTAAGGAACTCGACCCGAAACTGCGGGAAGGGGAACTGCCACTTGCGGAACTCCCGCTGGATGTTCGGCAGGCTAGTCTTCGGGCCGACCCAAAACCACCAGTCCACGCCCGACCGCTCGATAACCTCTTGGGCCGCCAGCGTCTTGCCGGTGCCCATTTCCGCGGCGAAGATATGGTAGTGGTACGTCAGGCCGGAATCGGACAAGCCCTTCTGGTAGTCCTTGAGCGGACGTGTGTACTCGTGCGGAATCAGCGGCCGGTCGAACCAGGCGTAAGCCTTCTCTCCTGTAAGGAAGGAAAGCTGGAAACGGTTCCGCTGGCAGTCCTCGATCGACCAAATCTTCCTGGGGTTCTCTTCCTCGAACCCGTGCCAGCGTGAGCCGCGCATGGCCTTGATCTCATCCTTCAAGCTGTAGGGCGACTTGAGGAACCAGATGCGCCCGTCCTTGTACTCCAGGGTCGCGGAGGTCAGAATCGGGGTGCCTTTGGAAGTTTTCGTGCGGAGCTTCGTCTGGACAACGGACATCAAAGGGTTCCCTCTTCAATCAAGCGAGCGACATGGCGCAAGGTGACGGCTTCCACAATCGACGACTTGGCGACGGGCGCATGTATCGGAACTTCTGACAAGCGGCCGGCCTCACTAAAGGCGGCCGTGGCCTGCTGTCGTAGGGCAGCCGCTAGTCGCTAACGTTCGTTTACACGCACTTCGTTCTCAGTCATGCCTTTTGTCCAGTGAATGAGCAGTCCCGACATCTGACACATCAACACCGGGCGGAAAACTTAGAGGGATTCCAGCCGTGCCACCGCGATTTCGCAGTTGTGCTCGGTCAATTCGACGCCGATACACGGGCGGCCAAGCCGCTTGGCGGCCAGCAGCGTCGAACCGCTGCCGGCAAAGGGGTCAAGAACCACGCCGCCGGTCGGTGTGGAGAGCATGGTCAGCAGATATTCCATCAAGGTGACAGGCTTGACCGTGGGGTGGTCGTTCTTGAGCCCGTTAACGGGGTTGCGCTCCTTCGACTTCGCCTTGGCGACATAGAAGAAACGACTCGCACCCCCGGAATCACCATAGGTGCCGCTGGCCGTAGCGTTGTCGGGAAAGTCACCGTGGTAGCCCCCGCGGCCCTTGCTGCGATTACGCTGCTGCCCGGCCCGCATCATGCCGCTCTTGAGGGTGCCAGTCTGCTGGTCAAGCATCGCCGCCGCCCCTTCGTCCAACAGCAAATTCGCCGGCCAGCGACCACACTCCGAGCCTCCGACCGGCGAGCGATTCACGCTCACCCAGCCACCATCTGATTCCGACCGCGGGTTGCGGGTACGGATCGTGCTTTCCGTGCCGACCCTGCTGTCCTTGATGTTGATGCCGGCGACACCCCAAGTCTCGGCGTTGTGGGCCAGCGTCCCGTCCAGCGGTTTCATCGCCAGGGTAATGGGCTCCCAAGCCGGCTTGAGCGAGTTGGCCCAACCCGTCCATTGCTTCGCCAGGTCCGTGGCCGGGGCAGTGACCGCGCACTCGGCCGCCGGGTTATGCAAGTTACCGTAGACCTCGTTAGTGCGGCCGTTGTCGGCCAGAGAGTAGCCAGGCTGACCGACCTTGGTGCCGACGACCTCACGCTTTGCCCCTTTGGCCTTGTCGATCAACAGGCCAACGTCCGGGGCCTTGGGGAACCCTTGGCCTTGCAGCCACATCAAACAGTCCCGAATCTCCCAGCCAGCGTCTTCAATCGCCACGATCAGTCGGTGGAAAGTTCGCGTGCCACCGAAGGCCATCATCAACGCGCCGGGCTTGCAAACCCGCTGAATGGCCGCCCAAAACTGGACGCCGGGTACACCGTGATCCCAATCGTGCCCCATGAAATCCAGGCCGTAGGGAGGATCGGTGCAGACAGAATCACACTGGCAGGCGTCCAGCGTCGGCAGCACTTCACGGTTGTCACCGCAATAAAGGGTGATGTTATCTTTCTTGTAGTAGGGCGTATTCATCGTTGTGGCTTGTACTCAAGGAGCAACGTGTGGTCGTCGGCCTCACTAACGCAGTAGTCGTCCCATAGATCGAGGCAGGCCGCCGAAAACAGGCGTCGAATGTTGTTGAAACCCAAGCGAACGGAACCTTCGACATTGCGACCAGAGCCGGACGCAACAGCATTGCGCCACTGCGCCAAGGTCCCGCTTATCACGGCTGCTGTAGCCCCGCGAGCAAGCGTATTCGATGTGACAAACGACATGCCGGAACAGTATTCGAGGATGTCGCGCATATCCTGGTCGTCAGCGACTACCAAAATGCTGTACGAGACATGCGGCAGCAGATGCAGGGCGAAGCCGGCAGGTGCCTTCTCGTCATGGAACGCTGCAAGACAACTCAGAAAGGTCTCAGCATCCGACATCTCCCGCTCCGCTGCGCCGACTCCCGCCAGCGGCGAATAGCCCAGCACTTGTCGGCAGGCGGCGGGAAAATCCCGGCGATTAAATACAGGTGTCAGAACGAACAGGGCTTTGGTTTGCATGGCATTCACAGGGGTAATGCCCGCTTCGCGGCAGGAACGCCCCTGCCGCGAAGCAAGCTGGTAGATACCCGCCCATGATGCACGTCACCGGGCGTCCGGGAGTGGTGCGGCGGGTGTGATAGGAACCGTGCCGGGGCACTTGGCAAATCCAGCACGGAGCAAATGACGACTAGCGGGCGCGATCGTCGTTGGCGGGGACGGCCGCACGCTCCACGCCGTTGTCCTTCACGGTGAGAAACGCCGTAATCTCCTTGACAATCCGCTCCACCCGAGGCAGGTTCGTGAACTCCTCCGGGCACTTCACGGCAACGGGAACGTGCCACGAGTAGGTGCCCTTCTCCACGAGCCGGCTCTTGAGCGTCAAGGGCAGCGGGCCGTGCGCCTCCAGATTCGACACGTCGTCGCCCCGGGCCGCCTTGGCGTCGATGTCCGCCTGCGTCAACGGCAGGAAGGGGTAAATGTTCTTGGCCTCGCTGCGGCTGGACTTGTTGCCGCAGAAGAACTCCAGGAAGCTTGCCGTCTTGCGCTCGAAGACCAGGAACGACGGGCCGTACATGCAGTGCGACTCCTTCTCCACCGACTGCTCGGCGATCCGCTTGAACTCGGTGCTGTCCGGGCTATAGCTGACGATGATCGCCTCGTCGTCCGTCATGTCGATGGCCTTCGGCCGCCGGGCCAGCACAACGATGTCGATCTTGTCGCCCAGGTCCTTGACCTGCTCGGCATTGACCGCGATGCCGTAGTTGCCGGGGCCGACGAGCTTGCGGTTAACCGCCTTGCCCTTCGTGTAAAGCTGCAAGCGCTGGAGGAAATCGCCGCTCTTGGCGAGATCGGTGAACTGGTCGTCGCTGCCGATCTGCGTCGAAGGAAGCTGCTCCAGACCCGCGAGAACCAGGTTGGTGCCAGTGGTGCCAGAAATGGGAGTCGTGTTGTGCGACATTTTGCGATGTCCTCGAAATAGATGAATGGAATCAGACACAAGGTATGTGGGACTAAGCTTGCTCGTCGGGCGACTCCTTATGTTTTCGGGCACGATTCATCACGGCCTGACGCTGGACTTCGATGCTCTCCCGGTCCAGGTGCAGCACCCACGCGAGTGCCGCACGCCAGGCTTGGGTCACGGTCTTGCACTGCTCGGTTGCCAGGACCAGGGCAGCGCAGGTTGGTTTCTCGTACTCGGCAATGACTTCTTTCCAGGGGCGGCCGTGCGCCACGGGCTTGAACTCAGTCGTGAAGAAGGCGTCGAGCTTCCCCTGCCGGACTCCCTCCTGGAACTGTTTCAGAAACGCTTGCACCGCCGCCCGAAACTCGGACACGGGCATCGTCCGCGCTAGGTCATAGAACTGCGGCTGGAACTTGTACGGGACCCGGGCCAACTCGTAGGCCGCCATGAGCGGCATTTCGCCCCGGTCCACGGCCGGCTGGAAATCCTTCCGCAGATTCAGCAGCCCCAACGTCTCGCCCACCCACTTCGGACTCTTGTGCAGGATGCCGGCGCTGATCTCCGCCAGCGTCACACCGGGCCGAGACTCCATGATCCTCTTGATCTGACGGGCAAAATCCGTGGGGGTGGTCTCTGGCCGGAGGGCGTTGGCCTGTATCTGGATGGACAGCAAATCGTCGTCCGTCAGATTCTTCACCAAACACGGCATCGGCGACCGGCCCGTATCCCGACAGGCAGTTGTCCGATAGAGGCCATCCGCCACGTCGTACTTACCGGGGAAGCGGCCGGACGGACGGACCAGGATCGGATTCAGGATGCCGCGATCGGCGATGGAGTCCCGCAGTTCCAGGTAGGCCACGGACCCGCGATGCACCAGGCGAAGTACCACGGGCGGGTCAACAAGCTGGTCGATAGGAATCCATTGCAGTTGATCGTTCACACCTTAACCAGATGGCAAAACCCCGGTTTTTTTCCAGGTTTCTTGGAAAATTTCTGCAATTTTGCCATCTGGTTAAGGTGGCCAAACAAGCGTGCCTGAAGCACCTAGCGTGTAAACACACTAAAGAGCTTTTGAGTCGGCTGATCGACAACAACGACAGACGACAACAGTGGAGATCGTGATGCCAACAGTCAGCGAAGCCCTGGGCAAGTTTCTCAACGCCCGCCAAACGCCTGCCAACGCCGATCTGATTGCGCGTTGGTCGATGGCGATGGAAACCCAGGTCAACGTGGCAGTCGGCGACGGGGAGCCCGTACCGGGGAAGCGTTCAACCTTCAGCAACGGAACGGAGACCTGGCATTCGATCCGAGTCCCCAAGGACGCCAATTCCGAGCCGTCCTGGGAAGAGTACGAGCTTCGCTACCCCTTTGACGTACACGCCGAAGGAATCGGCATGACGGGCTGGGATTGGCAGAATCGTTGTTCCCGCTGGCTCGCCTACGACTTTGACAGCCTGGTTGGGCACGCCAAAGGGATCGGCGTCTCGGACAACGACCTGGAGAAGGTCAAGCGGGCCGCCATGCAGCTTCCTTACGTCGAGGTCCGCAAGAGCACAGGCGGCGGCGGCCTACACCTCTATGTCTATCTGGACGGCATCCCCTGTGAAAATCACACGGTCCACGCCGCCCTGGCCCGGTGCGTCCTGGGCATGATGTCTTCGGAGTGTGGCTTCGACTTTGCCTCGCAGATCGACGCCTGCGGCGGCGTGATGTGGGTCTGGCACCGCAAGTTGACAGCCGAAAACGGTGGCCTCAGCGTCATCAAGGCAGCCACTAAGACCCTCACCGCCGTGGACTTGCCTGGCAACTGGCGTGACCACATCGCGGTCGTGACGCGCAAGCGTACCAAGGTGCGTGTCAACGAGGTCTCCGACGACAAGCTGGACGCCTTCGAGGCCCTGGCTTCAGCACAGAAATTCACGCCCCTAGACAACAAGCACAAAGCCATTATCGAGGCCCTTCAACGGTCCAACTACACGACCCTCTGGATCACCGACCACCACCTGTTGCAGACCCACACCTGCGCCCTCAAAGGCTTGATGGACGGCCCGGAATCGGCAGACCTGAAGCTGGTCGGCGTCTTCGAGACCACTTCCCAGGGCCGGAACCCCGGCAATCCCAATTGTTTCCTCTTCCCGCTGCTGGACGGAGCCTGGCGCGCCTATCGCTTCTCGCCCGGTGTCTCGGAAGCCGAGACTTGGAGCCAGGACGGTGCTGGCTGGACCACCTGCTATTTCAATCGCCGTCCCGACATCGCCCTTGCCGCCAAGGTACACGGCGGTATTGAAGACCCGGACAAGACGGGCTACGTGTTCCCAAGCCCCGACGATGCCATGAAGGCGGCCAAGGTCTTGGGGCAACCCGAAACGCCCATCGACCCTTTGTTCGAGGGCCGCAAGACCACGCTCAAGCCCCACAAGGACGGTCGCCTGGTGGTGGAGATCGAACGCGCCAAAGAGGACGCCGACAAGCCAGAGCCCAAAGGATGGCTTGCCAAGAAGACCAAGTGGGTACGAGTTTTTGAGACTGTCATCCGTGAGCGACCCGAGGACGAGGAAATCAAAGCCACGGAGTACGACGACCAACTCCGCGCGCTAAAGAGCCCGGCCCAAGAATTCGTCGGCTGGGTACTCTACGACACCAGCCGCAAATGGGTGAGCAACCCGGCGGCCAACATCAAGATGCACCTGCAAAAACTCGGCAACACAAAGGACAAGGCGGAATGTATCATGGGCGGCGCGATCGGCTGTAGCTGGCAACTCGTTAGCCTCCCATTCCGTGAAGAATACCCCGGCGACCGGCAGTGGAACCGCGGCGCGCCGCAATTCAAATACCAGCCGGCGGACCTGGAACCCAATGAGGTCCCATACCACCCTCATTGGGACAAGATTTTCGAGCACATCGGCGTCGAGTTGACCCCGGCACTTCGCAATCTCCCCTGGACGGAGAAAGCCAACATCAGGACCGGGGCCGATTACTTGCGGGCCTGGGTCGCGTGTGCTTTCCGCGACCCCTTCGAGCCCACGCCGTACCTCTTCCTGTACGGCAACCAGGACTGCGGCAAGTCCATCCTCCACGAGGCACTGAGCGTGCTGGTTACGAAGGGCGTGGTCAAAGCGGCCAAGGCACTCAGCGCCCACAACGAGTTCAACAAGGAACTAAACGGTGCCGTCATTTGCGCCGTGGAGGAAAAGGACCTTTCCCAAGCCCCCGAGGCGCTCGCCCGCATCAAGGAGTGGGTTACGGCAAAGACACTCTCCATTCGCCAGATGCGGACGGACACCTTTGAGGTCCCCAACACCACGCACTGGATTCAGACCGCCAACGCCCAGAGCCACTGCCCGGTCTTTGTGGGCGACACACGGATCACAGTGATCGAGGTCTGCGACCTGCTCAAGGAGCAAGAAGTCCCCAAGCAAATCATGCTGGCGAAGCTGAAAGAGGAGGCTCCGCACTTCATGTACACGCTGATGAACCTGCAACTGCCGCCCGTAATCGGGCGTATGCGGCTGCCGGTGGTGAGGACCGAGAGCAAGGCCCGTACCGAGGAACTCAACAAGAACCCTTTGCAACAGTTCCTTGACGACTACTGCACGGCCAAAGAGGGCTCGCGGCTTCGCTTCGGCGAGTTTTACGACGCCTTCGAGAAGACGGTGGACGGCGACGAGAAGCACAAGTGGTCACGGAACAAAGTCGCCCGGATGCTGCCCAACCGCCACCCAATCTTCAAAACCCACGGCCAGAAATGGGTCCTCAACATCGCCTTCAAGTCCCCTTCGGAGATTGACCAGTGATCCAGGTTTACGCCCACACCGAACGTGTCACGGGCTCCATCCTCCGCGCAGAACACGTCGCGGACATTGAGACAGACGACGAGCCCGAAGACCCCCAAGAGTTCGCCGACCGCTATGACGGCGACTCCATCATCTTTGTCCCTCGGAGACAGCACTCGTGAGCAACACGCTCGTCATCGGCCTCGGCCACTACAGCCGCACCGGCAAGGACACCTTCGCCAACTACCTGATCGCCTTGCTCGGCAAACACGCCCCGCAGGTCCGCGTGCTCAAGCGGTCGCTGGCCTGGAAGCTCAAGCAAGTCACCCACGAGTTGTACGCCTGGGCCGGGATACAGCCGCCGGAGCACTACGAGACCCGTGAAGGGGAAAAGGACCGCGACATCGTGCTGCCGGCCCTGAGCATGACTCCCGTGGAGGTCTGGGTGGCCTTCGGCACCAAGGCCGTCCGCAACAACGTCTACGATCGGACCTGGCTGGACTACCTGCTCAAGAGCAATCTCAGCACCGACGTGCTGATTGTCCCCGACGTGCGGTTCCCCAACGAGGCCGATGCAATCAAGGCAGCCGGCGGCGTGACGATCAAGATCGTGCGGCCCGGCTACGGACCACGGAAGACCGTGGCCGACCGTGCCCTATTAGGCTACGACGGCTGGGATTACGTCCTGGGCGACGGTGGCACAATGGAGTCCCTTAACCTCGCGGCCCGGCCCTTCGCGGCCTGGGCAGCCGGAGAGGGCGACCAGCCGATCCAAACCCCCGCCGAACGCGCCCGAGCGCTGACCGTGGAGAAAATCGAGCCCTGGGGACCCCCGGCCGCGTGACATTCACCGATTCCATTCCATGATTGTTATAGCCCGCACTCCGGCCCTGCGACACCGCAGGGCCGGAGGCAAACCAACCGAGCGAACCCATGCAAACCTACCCCGGCCTGCTGCACCTGAACGGCAATCTCATGGTCTCCGTGGACTTGGAGACCACCGGCCGTCAACCGGGCTTCCACGAAATCATCCAAGTCGCCTGCGTACCCTTGGGGCCCGATCTCAAGCCGGCAGCCAACCTCCAGCCCTTCTACACCGAGGTCAGGCCGGACTTCCCCGAACGGGCTGAGAAGCAGGCCATGTGCAAGCACTCCATCCCGATGGAGGAACTGCTGCTGCACGCCCCCACCCAGGACAAGGTGCGCGACCTGTTCGTAGAGTGGTTCGAGCGGCTGGACCTGCCCTTCAAGAAGAGCCTGGTGCCACTGGCCCACAACTGGGCCTTCGAGGCGTCCTTCCTCAAAGCCTGGATGGGCATCAACCTTTTCGAGGACCTCTGGTTCAGTCTGGCCCGCGACGGGATGCTGCTAGCCCTGGCCATCAACGACCGGGCGGCCTTCCGCGGCGAGGAAATCCCCTTCAACCGGGTCGGGCTCGGCTCCCTGTGCAACAAGTTCGGCGTCGTCAACGCCAACGCCCACGATGCCCTGGCCGACGCCCTGGCCGAGGCAGAAGTCTACCGGGCCCTGCTGCAAATGTACTAGCGAGCCTCGCCGTTCGTGATAAACCCGTGCCAATGACCGCGCCGGCTGGCGTCGATCGAAGGCGTCAAGGTGAGAGCATCAAAGCTTTCCGCCGAGCAAATCGTCCAGACGAAATCCTCGCGGCCGTGCGCGTGGGCACGAATGTAAACATCGTCGATCGCCTCGTGGCTGCGATGGTGGAACACAACGCCCAGCCGCTGGGTGCGGCAGCGCGGGCAGAGGAAAGTAAGCCCAACGTGCGGGCCGCCCTCCTCAAGGTAGAACCACCGCGGTTCAAGCTCAAGTAGTTTCATGGGCTTCGCCCTCGACGCTTGGGACACCATCATCGCAACGAGTGACCTATGAGCAACTGCCCACCAATCACCGGCCCGTTCAAGCTGACCGACTGGAACTGCCTGCTGGATGCGGTCAACACCGCGCTCAACGGCTGCCCCGGCGTGCCCGTCTTTCAGCATGTGGCCGACCCCTACATCTGGACCACCAAGGACCTCACGGCCGTCCAGAACGCCATCAGCCAAAGCTGTAGCGGCGCGTTCACGTCGCCACCCAACCCCGCGACCTGGCTCCAGAAGTACATCGACGAGATCAACGCCGCGCTGCCCAACTGCAAGTGCAAGAGCGGTTACTGCGCGTCGGTCTACAGCAGCCTGGTGAATCCCCCTGCGCAGACACCGAACGTGCCGCTTCAAGCAGCGTCAAAAGCTGCGCTGACCACCCTGATCGACAACTACACGGCAGGCATGGTGGCAAAGTACGGCAACCGCTTTGCGTCCTCAACAACCACCTTCTGCTCATGCAACCAGGCCCCGTGCAACGGTGGCGGCAGCGGCCCTACCGGACCCACCGGACCACCGGCAGTATACTGTGTCTACACCAACATCACCATCACGCCCCAGAGCGGGTTTCCAGTCATTGCCATGCAGTCTTTCGCAGCGAACAGTCTTAGTGACGCCCAAAGCGCAACGTCAGCCTGGGAAGCGTCGGAAACCGCCTATTGGAGCACGCAACGCTGCACCGTGTCATTCTCCACGTACTATTCTGGACAGTGCTAAATCATGTCGAACTTCTGTCGCTACCGAAGCTGGTATCAGCCAGGCCAAGACCCCGAATGCCACAACCTGAATTGTCCGTGGCGCGGGCAGCCGGTGACACCGGAGAAGTGTGCCAGTTGTGCCTATCAGCACCCCGACGATCAAGCACTGAAGCACGTAAGCTCTAGTGCGGTGAACCTCGCCACGCCTGCTGGCCCGATGGGTCCGACTGGCCCGAACGCCACGCTGCGTCCTGACCTGACGGCCATTGAGCGGACGCTGCCGCCCCCGGACGGAGAAGAGCGAACCTTCCAGAGGCCAGTATTCGGGCCTGATGGCACAATACGTTATCCCAAGCGGGAAGGCGATTGGGAGCCGCCGCAGGAACCCAGCGGCTACATCCGCGATTCAAACAATCCTTGGCGCTTCTTGCCCTTGTGGCCATTATGTAGTTTCCGGCTTGCGCACGGCTTTATCAAAGCCGCCTGCGGGTGCCTCGGGATTACCATGCGCTGCAACCACCCCAAGGCTTCCACTTTCGGCCAACAGATCGCCCACACAGACTGCGAGAAGTGCCCGCACCGGAGCTAAGCCAAGACCATGAACGAAAAACAAGTACCAACGCAGCCTTCAACGCAACCTTGCGACGACTGTCCCCACAAAACTAAACCCCAACACAGCAAGGTCGTCCTGGTGGTCTACACCGGCGGGCCGCCGCACGCGCAGTACGTGGCATTGGCCCAGGCCATCCCGCCCCGTGACGAGACAGTGCTACTGCAATACGGCCGCCCTACGACACGAGCGGACGGCTGCCTTGAATACCGAGGCGGGCAGGTGCCGCCGGTGCCGGAAGGCTACGAAGCCGATAGACACGACCCCTACGTGCTCAAGCCCATCTGGCCGTCCTGCTCACACCGGATGCTCCGGGTCCAAATGAACAACGACAATGGACTCCTGAAGGTTGAGGGCATCTGCATGGACCCACGCTCGGGCAGGAAGGGCCACGAGACCTTGACCGTGGCCCACTGTCAGCAGTGCCCTGTCCGCCGCCCCATCCAGCCGCTAGACGTAAAGCTAGACATAAAACTGGGAGTGACTCATCCCGGCCTTGTCCGCTTGGCTGGTCATCAGCTTAAAGACCCGGCACTCGGCAAAGTCCACCAGCTTGCTACGAACGACGTGAACGCCAAACTGCCGTAGCTCCTTGCGGACCTCCCTCGTCAGCGTCGTGGTCATGCTCTCGTCGGCAATGCCCTTCATAATCTCGTCATAGGTGTGCGTGGCGACCACACGCACCACGGCCGATTGCGTCAGATCGTTGACCGTGGTATCCACGTCCCAATTGACCCGGCCGATGGCATGGACCACATCCCTGATCTTGTAGACCACCAGCGTCTTGACCACCACCTTCTTACCGTCCTTCGTGGTGAGCACTTGATCGGGAATAGCGAGCGTTTGCCTCGCCGTCACGATCACTTCCACCTCGGTGGTCAGCGGCCAGTAGACATGGAGCCCCGGAGGCAGGGGCTTGATCCTGTTGCCCCAGACCCACTTCACGCCGCCATGAGTGGCCCGCACGATCAAGACGTGGGGGATGAACCGATAGAACGTCTGGATCAGGGTATTCAGCCAAGCAAAGGCGGCGTCCATCGTAACCTCCGGGTATGAAAAGAAGAGGCCACTCCACACGGTTGTGTGGGGTGGCCTTTCTCACTTCTGAAACTGCTCCGAAACTACGGAATCGGAACCGGGCAGTCGGGATCGGGTCCCAGGGCTGCCACGCGCTCTGCCCGAATGGCCTCCGCCGCCTGGCGGGCCTTTGCGAGATCGTCGGGGACGGTCGCCGGGTCGCCCTGCGAACGGACGAGCACCATGTCGGGATGGGTTGGTTTGGGGATGTTGATACCGAGCATCGTTTAACCCCCTTGACCACCGCAGCCACAATTGGGGCCGCAAACGTGGTCGCTGTCACCGTCGTTGTCGTAGACCCACTGTGGGCCGGGATAGTCCGGTTGTGCCACGCGAGCGTGCTGGACAGCACGGGCGTCGGCGACATCCTGCGCAACGGCCGCGGGATCGCGGCCTTGCGCAGGAATCACGGCCATGTCGGAGTGGGTCGGTTTGGGATCGCCGTACCCTTGCATGGCTCAGATGTTCCTCCACGCGCTGCCGTCATAGACGGCGGCCTTGTTGACCTCGGGGGCCTTGACCTCGCCCGACTCCGCCATCGACTCGTTGAAGTCGCCCTTGCGGTCGGAGTGAACGCCGGTGCTGCCTTCGGCCTGGACCAGGATGGTGTCGATCTTGCCATTGCCTGCCGGGGGACTGATCTGTTGCATCGCACTGTACCTTTCGTACTTGAAGAAAACAAACACCACACGAACTAGAAAACTCGAAACACACTCGAACGCACGCCGAGAGCGCGCTACTTGTTACCCTTGTGCTTGCGGTGCCGCGCCATTTCTTTCAGGCGCTCCGCCAGGGCAACCTGCCGGTTGGTCGTCGGGTCCTTATGCTTCTCCCGCATGAACTGCGAGAGGCTTTCGCCCGCGGCCTTGGCCTTCGCGGTCAAGGCCCCAGGATGCTTGATGGCACCCTGAATCCACTTGCTGGCCATCAGTTGGCCTCCTCTCTTATCTAGGGTGAACTACTGCCACTACTTCCTTGCAGAAACGCCGTCCCTGCGCCCATCTTCTTGCCGGTGGCATCGTATTTGAAGTCAAACAACGCTCCATCCGGTTGATCCGTGGATCGAACCACCGCCTTCGTGCCGTCGATCCCCAGCGTCATCGCCCCACTGCCACCACCCAGGTCGCTGCCCCCGCCCGAGCTGTTGTAAGGCCGCAAAGAAAACACGGAGCCCAAATAGTCGTAAGCGTCCGGGTTCATTTGCCGGGAGTCCGTAATCTTCGTCTTATACAAGTCGATCGTGATCTCGGGCACAGGATCGGCCGGAACCACCATCGGATCAGAATCCGGCAACTGGTATTGTCCAAATGCCGCCTGGCTCAAATAGGGACCGGGCATGGGACTGGCCGCCTCTTGGGCTGCAAGGAACGAAGCCGGCTGCACCACCGACTGTGCGACAAAGCCCACGTCAGTCGGCGTCGAGTCGCCCCAGTCGCTACGCCCCATGAAAATGACGTTGGGACCGCCCACGAAGATCGTGCTGCTGCCGCCAGCATTCTTTTCGGCCAACTGCTGCGCCCACTGCTCCGTGAGGCCCACGGGAAGCAATCCCGTGGCATTGATGCCCGGACCACCTCCGCCGGCATTATTGGTAGTAATGTCGGACGCTGGCGGCCAGGTCACAGACGAGGGCAGGGCCGCCGGCCAGTAGAACGGGTCCGTCGTCAACGTGCCGGCTTTCACCGGGGTCGCACACTCAAAATTGATGCAATTGTTGGCAGAATCGTACCCGGCCCGCTCCACGATCACCGTCACAGGCCCCGAGGCGACGTAGCCCGGAGCATTGAAGTTCACAGCATCCAATGCCTCCAAGTTCAGGTGATTGAGGTAGGTGCGAAACTTCACCCGCTTCCAGGTGTTCGACAACCGATTCAGCCAGAACGTCGCCATCTTGAGGATGATGTCCGGCTGGTTGAAGATGTACCATTCGTACTCCTTCTCCAGCAGCCCGTAGTGGGCGACATTGTGCCGCAGGATCATGTACTGCGGCAGTGCCTCCTGGGCCCCCGCAAGCTGCTCGGCTCCCGGCACGTAGGACATATACCACTTGATGTTCATCTTCGTCACCACATCTTCCATGCGGGTGAACTCGACCTCCATGCCCTGCTCCGAGTCGATGTCGCTGACCGTAATCGTGTCCACGGGCGTCGGCGCTTCGGGAAGGTACTTCAAGTAGACCACGTTGTCTTCCAGCCAGAACGCGCACCGCGACTGAAAGCAAATCTCCTTGAGCACTTCGACCACGTTCTTCCGCGTCAAGAGCGGAAAGTTGGCCGGGAAGGGAACCAGCTTTGTCTTCACGTAGGCAAAGCTGGTGGCGTCACAGGTCAAGGTCGTGTAGTTGTCGATGATGTAGGTCAGGATGTCCACGATATTCGGCCCGACCGTGGACTGGAAGGTGATGTATAAGTCGTCCGACCAGCCCTGGATCAGGTCGCCATTCTTATCGGGATAGGCCACCGTGCTCAAAAGCTGTGGCAAGTTGATCTGCACGGCAGTCACGCTGCCGTAGTTGACCGTCGAGACCTTGTACATATCCGGCGTGAGCGTCACCAGTTGCCGCGCGCCGTCATAGGTGCGGTAGGCTTTGACCGCCAACACCGTGCCGGCCGTAATGGACGCGATGTAGGCCACCTCGGTGTACAACTTGACCGGGGTGCCCGGATCGGCCCAAAACTGCTTGAGGACGTAGGGCGGCGTCGGCTTCTGTTCCGGCGCAGAACTCACCGTACTGTAGTCCACAGACGTAATGCACTTGACCGCAAACGGATCATTGCAACACGTCGCATCACACGGGACCACTGCCTCATAGTGCGTATGCTGCGGCACTACCATTGGCGTACACGCCGTCAACTCCTTCTTCAAGTAGTAGTCAAGCCACTCGTTGTACCACTTGTTGGCAAGCTCGATGTCCGCCTGGGGATTGTCTGCACTCTCAATGTAGAAATACTCCCCCTTAAAGTAGCCCGTGACCGTCGCCCCTTTGACGTTCAAGGTGATAGTCACGTTCTGCGGAAAATCTTCGCCACCAAGAACCTGTACAGGACTTGACGTATTGCCAAGCAACAATTGGTGCGCGCGTTGGTACTGCTGCGTGCGCGTCTGCTGCGCGCACGCCTCGGCGTGCGCAATCGCAGCGGTCTGTTGGCTGATTGCGTCATAAATCTTCTGGGCCTGAGCCTGGTAGTCCGCAGACTTCTGTGAATCAAAGAAGGCCCAACACTCAGCTACACTGACCAGAAAAGCCGCGTGTTGCGTCTCCGTGGCAAGCTGTGACAGCTTCTTACCGTCCACGTTGCTGCCGTTACCGTAAAGCGCAATGTTCGCGTTATACTCGGACACGAAGCCGATCGGTTGCAGCAGGGTGCCTTCGACTGCCGCCCCGAGGAACAGCGCCGGATAGTCATAGACCAGGCCGAAAATCTGCGGCCACGCCTTGCCTACCAGGTCAGCGGGAATGAAAGAAAAGTTCCCTTCCTCAGCCGAGAAACCACACTCCAAGTCCTCAATCTGCGAGAGAATGGTGATCTTGAAGGTCCGATCCCGCTCACTCCAACTCACAGGACTGTTAATCAGCCCTACGAAAGCGACGAACCTATCGCTCCAATCAAGACCCGTGAACCACTGGTAGACACGAACCGTGCGTTTGGTAATGTCGTAGTTGTCGAACAGCTTCTTGATGCTGCCGTCCGTGTCATCCAGCGTAACCTCAATCTGCTTGGAAGAGTTGTTCCAGGTGGTAACATCAATGGCGTCATCCAAATCGCCGATCTGGACAATGGCCCCCGGAATCACCGTGCCATCCGCAAGCGTAACCTCGCGGTCGGCGTACTGCTTGGGCTGTACCCCGTCCCGCCAGTCCACCTCGACGATCATAATCGGTTCGTTGCCGAGCCGCTGGGCCAACATGGCAAGCCCGTTCGTGGAAATGCTACGCATTGGGCGGTACTCCCTCAAACTCGATGTCGATGGCCTGTAATTCGCCGCGGGGCATGGGGGTGATCGCCGGGCGGGCTACGTCCGGCGTGTCGAACTCGAAGGGGTTGCTGGTGAAGTTTCCCACCCACACCCGGCCGTTATGGTCCGTCGCCCGCACCTGGGAGGCGAAATAGGCGAAGATGAACGCCCGCAACTCCAAACCCTTGTTCCGCGAGAGCCAGAAGGTCCACTTGAACTTCCGCCGGCCCCCGCGGCGCTTGACGTAGGTGTAGCGGGTGCCGTCCATCGCCAGCTTCCGCGACACTGTATCCAGCACGGCCTCCGAATCGCTGAATTGCGGGCTGGGCAACAGCGTCGTCGTCTGGAGCGACGGGTAAGGTGCGGTGAACATGAACATGGCTGTACCTACGTGACCAACTCGCCCTCGAACTCAAAGCTCACCGTGAACATGCTGATCCCGTCCTGGACCATCGCTTCCGTGGGGTTGGTGATGATTCCCGTCCAAAGGCGGGACTCCCAATCCACGTAGCCGACCTCCATCCCCAGGTGGGCGGCCATGAAATCCAAGAGCGAGCGGGCCTCCTGTTCCTTGAGGCCGCTGAAAGTCAAGACCTGCGTCTGGACCTTGGGCCACATGGGATCGGCGAACACGATCAGCGTGCCGCCGCGGGATTCCCGGCTGACCCGGTTGAACTGCAAGCGGTCCTTGTTGCCCAGGTCGGGCGACCGCAGCGTGAGCCAATCGCTATAAGGCGGCATGACCGGATAGACCAGCGTTCCTGGTGCCACCCCCGTCACCGGAGTATAGGTCAACGTCGCCGGGGGCGGCGTCGTCGGCCCCGAGGCACCCGTGCCGACGAAGGGGTGGTAGAGCCACTCCAACAGCTTGCTCGCGTCCACGAACGCAAGCGACTGCTCCAGCACGATCGTGTCGGAAGCCGACAGGTTGTGGACCGCGGAGACAGTGGCCAGGTCGCCCAGAGTCAGCGTGTCCGCCACGGGCTTGCTAACGCTCGCCGTCGCGGCGTCTGCCAGCGCGAGTTGGTCCCCGAAGCCCGGCACCTGATTCCGGCTGGCCACCGAAGTGAATGTCAGGCTGTCCTGGGCCACGGCCGGAATCGCGTCCGCGCGGATCACCACGCCGATGGCCTGGAAGCCGAAGGACAGGGCATCGTGCGCCACACGCGGCTCGGCCGAGACCAGGTTTGCGGTGGCAAAGTCCTGGAGCCCGATCAAAACCGTGTCCACGCCCTGCACGGGGTCGGGGACAAACTGCGTCTTCACCAGCGCGTCGCTGGCGGACACATACCGCGGCCCGACGAAACTCGCCTGGTCTTGCAGCCAGACGTAATCGGAAACCGTCCCCACGGTCTGGACCAGCGATCCATACTCTTGGATCGTCAACTGATCCTGGGCCGCGACGTTGAACACGGTCACTGCTGGGCGCGTGGTGGCAAGCGCCGTGTCCACAATCGCCAGGGTGTCCGTATGCCGCAGGCTCAGCACCACGTTGCGGCTGGCCGTGTCTTGAAGCACCAGGGTGCTGCGCACGCCCGTGGTCTTCTCGTAACTGGCCGCATCCGTCAGAGTCAACTGGTCAAAGCCAGCCTTGCACACCAGGACCGTCGCCACATCCTGAAAGTTCAAGACATTGAGCGCGGCGGTGGTGATCGGCCGTGACCGCTGGGCGACCGCAGTATCTTGAAGGTGTAAGGTGTCCACGGACCAGGTGCGGGCCACATGGCTGACCTGGGCCGCTTGCGTGAGGCTCAGGATGTCGTGGGCCTGGCGGGAGATCAATTCCGCCGTGGCCGTCTGTGCAATCGTGAGGCTGTCCGCAGCGCTCGCCACCCGGACGCCGACCGCGACCGTCTGGGCCACCTGCGCCAGGGTCAGCGTGTCCGAAGCCCCTACGGACTGAATCGGCGGCGGACCCACCACAGTCTTGACGAGGCAATCGACGTATTGCTGAGTGGCACGACTCATAATGCACTCCCCTTACGTCGTGAAGCCGAACTGCGTGGTATTCAGGTTTGCAGCCGTCCAGGGATTCCCCTTGGCGTCCAGGGGCTCGATCTGCATCGCCGTGGCGTAGGACGATCCCAAAGTCACTGCACCCCCGGTGCTCACGGTCCCATCGGAGGCCCGCATGACCGGCGAGACAGCCTGAGAGGTACTATCCGTCCGCGCTTCCGTGTTGATCTGCACGCCGTAAATGGTCGGGCTGCCCGTGAGGCCGTTGTAATTGAAAAGCTGCAACTGGCCGGTCGCCGACGCCTCCAGATAGGTTGCGTCGTCGTCCGAAGTCGCTTCATCAACCATCGCGTGGTGATCGGACCCGGAACTCGGCGTCCAGACGTTGGTCGTGCCGTCGCTCGCCGGACGGATGCACAGGACCGTGCAATCGCCAAGGAAGTCGTTGTTCGTCGTGCCGCTGCCATCGCAAAGGTAGAAATCGTCGTAAACTGGGCCAACCCAGGTCACTCCATTGCCTTGAACACCACGCAGGCGGAAGGTGTCGTTGTAATTGTGGATGTCCACCTTGGTGTCCTGGCCAGTGGCCGAATAGACACTGTTGCCGTTGACATGCACGTCGATCGTGCCGGCGGTCGGGTGGCAATAGACCTTGAGTTCCAAGTAATACCAGGTTTGCGGCGTGAACACGAAGCTCGTCACCGGGCCGGCATTTTCCCAGAAGTTCACTTGCAAGTGGCCGTCGCTCTGAATACAAAGGTTGGTGGCCAAGGTATAGCCGTCGCTGAAGCCGAGAAAATAGTAGTTCGCACCGGGTAGGGCATTGAAATAGACCGCCACCCCGAGGATCAAGGTGGGATTCGTGGTGCAGCCAATGTTGCCGACTGAATCAGCACCGCTGGCCATTTGCATGGCCAGACCATTCCGGCCCGCAGTGATCGTCAAGTCGTTTTCGCCGCTCACCATGTTGTACTTGCGGCCCATGATCCCAGCCGGCTGCGGCGGGTTGGCACCAACTGGCCCGAACGACTCGAACCCTTCCATCAAGAGCAAAGCCATGTGCGCCTCCTTAGAACAAAGCTACGCGACCCGTGCGACAAGGCTTAAAATGGACCGCACCGGGGCCGAAGTCCCCGGCGCGGTCCACGAGGGAGAGCCTAGCAACTGACGGTGTACGTGACCTTCAACTGGTCGCCGTTGGCCACCGTGACCGTCCCCGAAGAAAACTGGGCGTCGGCCCACAACACGCCGCCGCCACTGTGGTCGTTCTTGGTGCTGGGGGCCGTGCCGCCGCCGACCAGGATCAGGCCGAAGACGCTGCCCGAGGCAGTGATATTGAAGACCACCGCCGTGGCGTTGGTGACGGACTGCGCCGTGGACGAGCCGTTGCCCCAGGCTTGGCGAGTCGTCGCCGAGTAGTTGACATTCTCGTTCCAGCCGTTGGTGCCACCGATCTGGGCATAGGTGTCGCCGGCCGCCAGGGTCGGCGTGCCCGCCCCGTCGATCAGGCCGAGATACCAGGCCGTAATCGGCGTGGCGCTGTTGAACATTGTGTTCAAGAGGGCGTTCTTGGCCTCGTTGGTCACGTTATTGGGAAACTCGTAGCGGCCGATCACCTTGCCGTCGCGGACGTGCTCAACGACGTAGTGGCCGTGCGGATGGAGATTGTCTTCGGTGCCACGCCCGCGGACCACGGAGCAAGACGCCGACTGCTGAACTTTCATGGTGTCCATTGGTGTACCTCTCAAGAAAAGAAGCGGGCCGCTTTCAAGCGGCCCGGGATTTGCCCAACCGATTGGCCAGGATTAGAGAACGGAAGTGCCCCGGCGCAACTCACGCCGCAGTTCGTTGGCGATGGAACGGGCCGTCTGCCGGCCGGTGCCCCCGCCCTCAACCTTCACGTTGATGTCACCGATGTTGGTGACGTGGCCGCCCACACTATGGTAGGACGGCTTGGACCCGGCGTTCATCGCCGTAAGCTGGCTGGCAAAGCGGCGAGTCGTCGAAGCCGACATGACCATTTCACCCGGACTGAGCATCGCCGGGATGGTGTCCGTGCCCTGCGGGCTTCCACCCCCGGCAAAATACATCATGCCGCCGTGGGCCTGGGCCACAGGCGTGTTTCCCACACCTGATGCTGCGCTAGCCGCAGCCGCTTGACCTGCGGCGTCAGTCACCTGTTGCAGTTTCTTCAGCAACCCGTCCGCAGCCATCGTACTGGCATTGATGTTGGTTGTCGTCTCCGTAAACTTGGCACTCATTCCGTCGATGACCGCCTGGGACTGCTCCGCGCGTTGACGAATGCCCTCGATCGCATTCTCGCCCGACTGAAACTCTGACCGCAACCGAGCGGCATCACGGCCCGCCGCCTCCATCTGATCGTGGAGTTTCGCAATCTCCATGAGCTTGAGGAGCGCCTTAGCCATCGAGTCATACTGCACTGCCGTAGCGCGAGCCGCCTCGGGGCTCAACTTCTCGTTGGCGGACATGACATCGGAAGCCAGGCCAAGAAACTGCTTCATGCCAAACTGGGGAGCCTGCGCAGCCCCCTCGATACGTGCGCGGAGGGCGTTGGCTTCCCGGATGGCAATGTTCGCGGATATTGGAGCATCCGCGGCGCTGACGCCCTGCAAAGCCTTGTGCAGGTGGCCCAGCATGGAGTCCTCGTACTCGAAAGCCCCGGCAAGCTCACGCGCGCTGGCAGCGGCCTTCTTCTGAAGCTCGGCCGTCGCCTGCAACTGGCGATTCAGGCTGTCAACATTCGTCACTGTCGCCTTGATCTGCTGGCCGACCGCTTGCAGGGCCGCCTCCGGCGAAAGTCCCTTGAGCTTGGAGGGGTCCGGCGCAAGCCGGACGGCGACATCCAGGATGCCGACGCCCTGGCTGATCTGCTTGTTCAGCGCGACGAGCTTCTCCGCCGGAACGTGCAGCCCCTCGATCTGGACGTGCGTCGGAACCGCTTCCTGCCAGGACGTTTGCAGCTTCCGCTTGAACTCCTCGAAATTGAGCCAGGCGGAGACATCGGGCTTCCCGCCACCCTCAAAGGCCCGCTTTTGCAACTCGGTCATGTCCGTCATGGCCTTCTGCATCTGCGCGGCGCGCTTCTCCGCGCTTAGCGGTTCGCCCTTGTCGTTGACGAAGGTTGTCTCCTTCGTGATGTTCTTCATCAACGACCGCATCCGTTCGACGTTCTCTTCCTCCTTGGCGGCGGCCTTGGCGGCGGCCTCGCTGCGCTGCTTCTCGGCGGACTGCAACTGTCTTTCCAGCGTGATCTCGCCGGCCATGATCCGCTCGACCTCGGCCTCAGCGTCACGGACGCCGGCCGTGTCGTGCTGCCGTGCCGCGATCGCCTTGGCTTCCTCGGCGAATTGCTCGGCCCGCTTGAGCCGCTGCATGTCCTGCTGGATGTCCTCGGGCTGCCGAGGCGGCCCGTTCTCGCGGATGTTCCAGCGTTGGCCGCCGGCATAGGACGTAAAAGGCTCGTGCCAGCTAACCCTGCCCAAGTCCCCGGCACGAGCCATGTAATCGCGGAACTGCTGCTGGGGGCCCTTATCTTCCTCACCGAACTTGAAGCGTCGATCCGACAACTTCGCCTGGTCGTCGCGGACCCGCTTCTGCGAGGCCACGATCTCCTCGTCGCTCTTCTGCGCCAGCGACTTGAACTCCGTAACCATCTTCTGGCGAGCGCCGATCAGAGACTCCATCGTGGCCCGCGTATCCTGCTGCCACTCACGGTTGTCGTCCCGAGCGGCTTCCATCTGCCTGTGGTACGCCTCTGTGAGGCTGTTGATGCCCTCCAACGCGCCGCGGACGCGATCCTCGTTCGCCTGTTTCAAGGCGTCCGCCCGCTGGGTGTCCAGGGCCTTACGGCGGTCCTCGGCCTGCTTCTCCGCGGCCTCGACACGTTCGATGCCGGCCTTGATCTGCGCGTCAAGAGCACTGCCGATCGTTTCACCGACGATCGAGGCCGCCGCAAACAGTCCGAGAACCCCCAAGAAGTTCCTCGCTGACAGCGTGGCCAGATCAAGGCCATTCTTCATCAGTAGGACATTGGCCTTGCCCATCATCACGATGCCGATGAAGGCGGCAAAGGCCGTGACGCAAACAGCAATCGCCGGCTCCATCGCCTTGAAGGCGGCAATCATGCTGTCCATGCCACCCGCAGTCTGGATGAACGCATTCGTGAGCTTGACCATCGTGTCCCCAAGGTCCGTCGCCATGAAGACCTTGAGCTTGTTCATCTCGCTGGTGTACTTCTCCACGTCCGTGCTGCGGGCCAGCATCACTTCGGGGCCGAACTCCGTCGGAGCCCCATGAATCTCCTGCAAGGATTTCGCAAAGGCGTCAACCCCAGTCCCCGTCTCCCGCAAAACGGTCGGAATGGCGCGAAGGTTGGGAACCAATTTCGCCAGGTCGTTGATGGTGCCGTTGGTGTCTCCGCGGAGTTTCGCCCAAGAGCCGGTCAGCTTGTACACGGCCACCATCTGCTCGGCGCTCAGGCCATTCAACTCCTCCCGCAAATCGCGGGAAGGCTTGAACAACGCCGCCATCGCCGACCGCAGCCCCGTGGCCACTTCCGCGGGCTTGGTGCCCGTGATCGAGAGGCTCGCCACCGCGGCCAGCAACTCGTCGAAGCTGACGCCCAACTCGCGGGCCACCGGGCCCACCCGGCTGATGATATTGGCCAAGTCGGCAAAGCGAAGGTGCCCCAGGCCAACCGTCTTGAAGAGCTTCGCCGCAACCTCGTCGGCGTGGCTGGAATCATAGCCGAAAGCATTCAAGGCACCGGCAACGATCTCCGCCGCCTGCCCGGCGTCCACCATTGCGACCTTCGACGCCTTCAAGGCGGCCGTCATCACGTCCGTCTGCTGCGCGGTCGTGGTAAACTGGTTGGAAATTATCTGGTATTGCGCCTCGACGACCTGTTGCAGGGGCACATTGAATTGGCGGGAAAGCTCCTTCATCCGTTCGCTCAGCGCGCCAATGTCTTTCTCGGGCGAGATCGCGCGGACCTCCGCTAGGCTCTTCACGTAGGCGACATTGGACTCCAGCGCCTCCTTCGTGGCGTCACGAATCGCGCTCATGGCCCGAACGATGAACTGCGTGGCAACTACGCGACTCAAGGTCTCCCAAGTCAGCACGAACTTGGACGCCGCGTCCTCAGCCTCCTTGATCTTGCTGGGGTCCACGTTGGGCTTGACCGGCTTATCGTCAACACCGCCGCCACTGCCGGGCGTCTTAGGACTGCGGGGGCCCTTCTGGTTGCTGAACGCGCTTTGCAGCTTGGACATCGCCGCAGCCGCCGTGTTGGCGTTGGAGGCGATGTCCTTGAGGATTTGCACCGTCGCACCGGCCCGGGAGTTCCAGGACGACATGGTTTCGGCGACGGAGTTCAACTTGGCCTCGAAACTGCCGAGGCCGGCGTCAATCTTCTCCAGGGCACTAAGAGCCGCCGAGGCGTCGAAGCCAAGTTGTTGCAGGATTTCATCCGACATTGGCCGACACCTTGATCTTGATGGTTTTCAAACAAGTGAAGGGGTCGGGCAAACGGACCCTTTCCGCAAACTTGCGGAAGGCCGCCTCCCCCTTGGACTGGAAGTGGTAGGGACCGGGCTTCTTCAAGTGGAAGCCCCATTGCGTGGCGTCGAAATACTCGTTGACGATCAGCCACGGCAGCGTTGTCTGGTAACTGAAGATGTAACGGCCCGTCCCGGCATTCGCCTCCAGCGTACCGCTGCTTTGCGACACCCCTTGGCCCACACGGCTGGGAACCACGGGGAAGATCGGGATGTTGTATTCGATGTTGCGGGCCAGGGCCAAGAAGGTCGCCCGGGACGCGCCGCTCCAAACAGGCACTTCCGCGATCACCGTGGCTTCCAGCCACTCCATGAGGCCCTGGGAAATCGCCTCTCGCAGGCAAGCGTCCAGCGCCGCGCGGTACTTCTGCATGTCGATCCGTGCTGCCCGGAGCGTGCCCGTAAACTTCATGGTCGAAGCCCTCCATTCAATCGCCCGCAAAGGGCATCCTTGCCCCCATTAGACGAGCATCCCGCTCAGCCTCGTCGTAAGCGCGGGTCTGATCGAAGGCCACGATCAGAGCTTGCACAGGAACCGAGCAATCGTCCCAAGCGGGCTTGACGCCGGGCGGCAGAATGCCTAAGCGTTCGCAGGCGCACCAGACGGCGTACTCTGTGGTCCGGTGGGGAGGCCAGAGGATGCGACTTTCGCTGCCTCCCCAGCAAGAAAAACCTCGCGGGCCTTCTTCAGCTTGGCGTCGTCCAGGGCGTTGGCCTCCATGACCAGCGTCAGCACCCGCTGGCACTCGACATCGTTCAGGCCGCCGCCGCGGAGGTCCGTGGTCCAGTTCCGCCAGGTGCTCGGGTCGGACAGGTTGAGAGTGTCCCACTCGATCTGACTCGGTTCCAGCGTCTTGGCGACCATGTAACCGAGCCGTTTGGCCGACCATTCGGTCATTACCTGCTGGTAGGTTGGGTCTTCGGGCATGGGCACCCAGCCGTCGCGGGTCATCTTCCCCGGAGGGGCCGGCCGCGGGCACAGGGCCTCGAACTCGTCCATGCTCGCCACGGGGCAGGCGCGGAGCACGATCTGCTGATCGTCGCCGCGGGGCAGCACCAGGAACACTTCAGTAGGCAGGGTAGTCGGATCGACGCCGCCAATCTTCATGGTTTGATCTCCCTCAAGAGCAAAGTCAAAGGACGCGAAAGACAAGATCAGCAGCGCCGGCGCTTCGGCACCGGCGCTGCCGGCTAGTCGTGTGGCTAGCAAAACCGGCCATACCAGGTAGCGGGCCGGGGAGTCGTCAGATAAGGGCGCACTCGCTGCCACGATAGACGGTCGGTTCCTTGGCCATGCACTTGCCCGTGAAGACGATCGTCGCGGCGCTGTAGTTGATCTCCCGGGTCTCGGCCCGGAACATGGGGAACACGGTCGTCTCCCGGTTGACCGGGGCGCAGGGCGGGTTGTAGTCCACCAGCACGTCCACGCAATACGGCTCGCAAGCGTCGGGGGCCGAACTGACCCATTCCACCGCACTGTTATGCCCCTTCAGCGCATCCATCGGGCAGACGTTATCGCTGGTGCCACTGGTAATATGCTCGTATACGGCGTCGAGCTTCACGTCCATCGGCACGTCCTTCGGCTCGCGGACCGTATCGAGCAGGCCACGGTCCAAGAGGTATTGGTAGTCGCGGTGCTCCGTATAGGTCAGGTTGCCGTCGCCGATCTTGATGTAGACCTGCTGCGGCTGGAAGGTGATCGCGGCGGTGGTCACATAAGTCCCCGCGGTCAGAGCCGGCGAGAAAGTAATGGCCGTGGTGCCAGAAGTCCCGGTCGGCACGACTCCCAACGTCGTCTCCGCAATGGCAACGTAGGCATTGGTGCCAATCAGTTCCGAGACATCCGTCTGCAAGAGCGGCTGCGGGGCATTGGCCAACGTGCCCGCGAACGTGACCGTCCAGGAGCCGAGCGAGCCGGTGACGCTGATGTTGGAGACCGCGCCCACCAAAGGAGCCAAGGCCGCCGCCACTGTCGCCGCATCGGCGTCGTAGCCGATCTCGGTACTCTCCTGACCATTCCACAGCAGCTTGAACGTGCCGCCGGTGGCATTGGTCACAGTCACCGTCTGCACCTCGCTGGCACCGCCGGTGCCCGAGCCCTCGGTACGACTCGTAACCGTGTGGACTATGGGATTGGTTTCCCCGGCGATCTGGAAGCGAGCGCCGATCGGGACCACGTTCCCGGAAAGGTTGTTCAGCGACACCGAAGTGATGGTGAGGCTGGTCGCGCCGGCAACCGGCGCAGTCGAGGGACCGAGCGCGGTCCCCTTCAAACCATCCTGCATACGGATGGTGCAATACTTGAGTTCGATGCGAGCCATTGCTGGTCTCTCCTGTCAGCCTAACTGTCGAGGTAAACAACGTAGCGGGCGTCGATCATCACCTGCTTCTGCCGGTCCGTCTGATCGGTCTGCCCGAAGTGAAACACACGCGCGGCATTGTTGCGGCCGGGGCGTGGAATGTAGCAGTCCACCAGACTGCCATCGTCGCCCGGCTCCTTGCCGAGGCGCTGCAACGGGATCGGGTGGTCCAGAGCCTCGTGGAACTTTCCC